ATATAAAATACCTGCAAGTGAAATTGATTCTTCTAATACATTAAAAAATGATTCATTGTTTTACTTACAATTTGATTTAAGTTCGGCTGAGCCTATTACTATAGGAAATTTAACGGAATATTATTTGAATAAAGAAAAAATATCTTATGTTAATATTGAATCACATAACCACGATATTAAAGTATTAAAACTAGATTCAAATGGAAGTGAATATGAATTTAAAATTAGTTCTGGAACTAAATTCATAAAAGGAGATTTTAAGAGATTTGATTTTAATGTAAATTTTATTTATAATGACAACAATTATAACTTTAATATTATCATGAGAGTTATTACAGATGATAATTATCAACAAACTTTGAAGATGGATTATACAGGAAGTTATGAGTTTTTACACGAACCTTATTTGATAACAGGAGGTAATAGTAACAAGTTAAAAAATTCAAATAATAATACGTTTATTGGATGTATTCCAGAAATATTTACTAGTACAGATGGTTCTACTATAATTGAAAATAATAATATTTCCCTTACAGATATTAAAAGTTATGAGAATAATATTACTTATATGGATATTGATATCGAACCAAACAATGCTTATTATAAAGAACATAAAATGAAAGAAAAAATATCATTGAATGATAAAATAAATTATTGGGAATTAATTGATAAAGTAAATTTATACGATAATATGATACTTATTAATGAGTCTAATCAAGAAATTATTAACAAGGTTAGTTCTATTATATTATTTGTAAATAATAGATGTTATTATGTGAATATAATTGAGAAGAAAGATAATTATATATTAATAGACCATAAATTTGAAAGTTTCAACAATTCAGCTATCTTATATGTAAATCTATTCGAAGGAATAAAAGTAGACGTTCCTATTTTTTTAAATACTAAAATAAAAATTATTTATTCATCTTTTGGAGAATTTAAAATAGGACAAATTATTGAGATTAGTCATCTAAAATTATTAATTAAAGATTATGACCTAATATATCATGGATATAGTTTTGATATAATCATAGAGTATGATTTTAAAAATATATCACCTTATTATAGTAGTTATTATTCATTAGGATTAATTAATAACTATGACATCAAGAATAACTTGGTTAATTTAGAACAAGATAATAAATTATTAAGTAAGAATAAAGAAAATATTAACTTTGGTGATTTTATAGTAAGTAATAAGAATATAGGATATTATGATAATGAGACAGTTATCTTTTACGATGATACATTAAACTATGGATTTAATCACAATGGATTTGATATAAAATTAACCTTTTTAAACAATCAATGGTTATATTTTGGTAGTGAATTAGGTACAAATATTAAAATTGTAGCTCAATATAGAGTTTCGGGAGTTTCAAAGTCTAAAATACTAATTATCAAATATATATTAAACAATGTAGTTTTTTGGAAGGAAGATGAAGATCTTGTACTTGTTCTTGCTAATTTAACTATCAAATATAAAGATGGTTATTTCTTTTATTACCCATATCAACCTTTCCATGTAAAATATTTAAAAATAGAAAATAATTGTTCAGTTAATTTCAATGGTAATGGTGTTATAGATATTGGCAATGAGTATTATTTAATTGATAATGGTAGTATTTTAAATTATGATAAACCTTTAGTATCAAATTATTATTCTATTATATTTTTGGAAGAAACTGAAACAGAATTTTCTGATTATTCTACTGATATCTATCCATTTCAAAAAGAATTATTTTATGATATTAGCTTTTATAGATCAAATACTATTTATTATGATGGGGTTGATTCTAGTAATGTAGGAATTGCAGATATTGGATTTAACAAGGATTCTTCATATTATTATTATGATTCATTATCAAAGAAATATACATATCCAATATATTTAATTAAAACATCAAAAGACCAAACTAGTACAGTTGTGTTAGATATTCCAATATATTATAGTAATGTAACTACTTCCATAGATGAACCTAATTCAAATTTAGGTCATATAAATTTAGATGTACATATTAACAGCAGTTATTATATTTTAGAGAATAACAAATACTATTATCCTTTGTATTTAAATGTAAACATATTGAATAGTAATAAGGAAGATAATCTTTTAAAAAATATCAAGGTTGATTGTAATATAGTTAATACACTACCAACTATATCATTTGAATCTAAACCAAATACATTTGGTTATCTAGGACAACAATATTCATATAATATAATTACCGAACCATCAAATTGTAAAATAACTAGTCTTAACTTACCAATATGGTTAACATTAAATGGTGAACCGGGTAATTATAGTTTGTCAGGTATTCCAGAAATAAATGATACTAATAATGATATTCATCTTGTAGCAGAATATAATAAGTCAAGTACTATTCAGACTTTTAAAATAAATATACCAGAGACAAACACCTCTTTAATATTTACATCAACTCCCTTGACATATGTAAAAACAGGAGATATATATACGTATAATGTTTCTGCAACACCTAATATTAGCAGTATAAAAGCAATTAGTATACCCATATGGTTAACTTTATCAAATAACACACTTTCCGGAATGCCAAATCATGGAAATATAGGAGCAAATACTATAATTTTAGAAGCTACAGACTCGAGTAATAATATAGTAAAACAAGAATTTGATATATTAGTAAATAACAATTATGTACCATATATTACTTCCAATCCACCAACTACCGTTTCACAATCTACTGTCTATACATATGATATTTCATATAATGAAAATGGAAATACTAATATAGACTTATCTACTATAATTATTCCGAGTTGGTTGACTTTATCGAATTCTACCTTAACGGGAACAACTCCATCTAGTAATGGAGACCATCTTGTAGTAATTAAAATTTCCGAGAATAATATTTTTTCAGAACAAATATTTACAATAAAAGTTACAGATTCTGATACTATCAAATTCTATTCTAATCCAAAAACATATGGATATGTTAACGACGAGTATATTTATCCGATTAGAGTTTCAGATAGTTCAAATAATTCGGTTATTTTTGAATATGATATTGTTGGTATTAATTTACCAACATGGTTATCAATAGATGATCATATGAACTTGAGAGGTGTTCCAGGATTTTGTTATTTAGGTGAAAATACTATAACCATACAAGCAAAAGATATAATTGGTAATACGGAAACACAGACTTTTAGTATTTATATCATTGAAAATCAAAATAAGATTATTCGATTAAACAATGGTGTTTTTGAAAATATAATTAAAAATATACATTTTGACTATCATACAAAGATATTAATTAACAGTTCTTACTATACTTTACGAAATATTGTTAATTATGTGAAATATTCAGAGATATATGTAGACGAGTATATTGATTTATCCGGTGAAAATATTATTACATTTCCAGTTAATTTTAGTCATTCCAAGAAAGAACTTATAAATGACCATTGTGTTAATATTACAGACACACATATTGGATATAATTATCATATTGATGAACCTAGTACAGATTCAAAATTATTTTGTTATTTTACAAATACTAATCAAACACAAATCCAGATTAGAACATTCAATATTACAAATTTAAATGATAACAGATTTACAACTACGGATAAACTATTTAATTTGTTTTTTAATGATTTAAGTAATACTGTTGATATCTTTATTGAAAATTATTATCCAATTAGTATCATATTAATTGAAGATTTAACTTATCATTACAAAGTTTTACCATTTAATATTACTACCACCAAGAATATATTAATACAAGAAAAATATAATGATGAAATATTTATTCATTATGCTAAATTAGAATTTAAAGATGGCTTATTAAAGATCGCAAACAATATATCAAATAATGATTCAGAATTTTTTATTAACAAGATAATACCAATAAGAATTAGAGATAATATAGTACAGTTAATTAATCCAATTGTATATCAAAATTTATACTATGGAATTAATTCAAGAGAAACAGTAGATAACTGGATATCAGTTCCAATAAAATTCACATCTAAACCGCTAATGGAAAATAATAAATGGAAAGTTGAAGTTAGTACTAAATATTTATTTTTATTAGATAAGTATGATATATATGACAAGTTATTAATATATGATAATAGTGGAAAGATTTTATTTAAAATAGCTGATGCTAAACACTATTTATTTTATAATAGTATTCCAAAAATGGATAAAAATGTTGTTTATATCAGAAAGAAGGATTTTTTTGAATATTTAACTAAATCAAATAATGTATTAAAAAGCGAAGATGAATTATCTGGCAAAGGTTATAATGACACATATTTAACAAGATTTTTAGGAAATGATTGGAAACTACACACTGAAAAAGTGATTATTCCAATTAATGTTAGTAAGGGAGATATTAGAAATCATTATATAGTTGATAAAGACTTTAACATTGATAACATTAATTTAAAGAATAATGATATCGAGTATTACCTATATAATGAAAACAATAAAATTATTTCTTCAGGTATTACTAGTAATAATACTATTGAATTAACATCAAGTGTCAAAGTTTCAGATATTACCAGTAGTATAAACTTGTACATTTCAACAAAACAAAGTAGTAATATAATCAATGATATATTTGAAGTTAAACCTAGTGTAAATACACTATTGGATATTGTAGAAAATACTGGTAATGCAGATAAATTTAACTTTAATTCATGTAAAACTTTTGAGGATTGGACATCAATCACGTTTAATGATAATATTTCCTATAAAAACAATAAACAGAATAAATTAATACATTTGTCTGCTGATTCATCTGGAAATGTATCAACTAATGCTGATATACATGGGTCATTATTATTATATGAAGAAGCGAAATCTAGTTCTAAATTAAAAGAGATTGTTCATTTGTTATCAAATAATAATTTCAAGAACTACGAAATATTAATGAATATAAGAAAGGTTGAAGATATAATTTTTAATTATATAGATAAAGTCAGTGATAATTATTCATTTTGGAATGATCCCATCAAGAATATTAATTCTTATTTAGAAAAATATGATGGCGAACTTGATACTAAGAATTATATGATTTATAAAAACTGTATTGTAACTAAAGATGAAATAGACAATAATATAATTAATAACACTGACATCTTCAAGAATAATAATAATTTAGTTAGAATTGCTTATTTAGATAGTCAGTTTACGATTAATAAAACATCAACATTAAAAGTTTATAGATACAAGAAACAGATAAACAGCGTTATAAACAAATTTGTTAATAATATAGATTTAAAATTTTTTGGTTCAGATTCACATTTAGTTTTACAAAAAATATCAGAATTGTATTTAAGTAAGGGTACATTTATGGAGTATTTGAAGGACGGAGAGTCGTTTAATTTTCGATACGATATATTAACATTGGAAAAGATACTTATAAGTAAACAATGGGAGACAATTTTGGATAAAGACAAAGAAATGTACCAATTATTTAATACAGAATTTAATGATAAACTTAGTATTAGTTATGATAAAGATCCTAATTATGAAATAAATGGTTTATATAATGGAATTCTAGATTCTGAATTTGGTTCAAAACCATTTGGGTTAGATAGTTATAATAAAATAATTAAGAATGATTTTACTCAAGAAGAATTATTATATGATGCGTATCCACTAAATATTAATGATTATACTAATCCAGAAACGATACATTATAGGTTAGAAAGTAATGATATATTTAAATATCAAATTAGGTCTACAGATGATATACAATTTAAACCAGAATATAATTATAAATTAAATATATTAGAAGGAAAAAATGTTATAAATAACATAGATATTAATATTACTAATTATTATTCTAATCTGATAGAATTTACTTCAAATGAAGAGTATAGAGACTATAATGACATATCCTTAATAATAGAAAATAATTATTCAATTTTAAATACCGAATTTATTGGATATTACTATGAAGCTTTAACAATAAATGATTTGTCTTCTGGTGATATATTTTTAAAGATTGACTTTCATGATATAATTATAAATAATTATGAAACATCTACAACGGATACAAAGTTTAATATTATATCACCAATTTTAATAACGAATGATAAGTACATTAAAATAGAAAAAATAGTAGGTATAAATAAACAAGAATTTAAGAATATAGATGAAGAAGATAGATTATATATAACATTTACTAAGAATTTTAATAAATCTAATTTTAAAAATGCAGGTAACGAAATATATTTAAATGTAAATGATTCTATTTATCAAGTATATACTGACTCTTCTGGGTTTGATTATATTATTGGTATCAGTGAATTAATAAATATGTATTCTAATTATGCGATTTTCTTTTATTATCAATTTAACAATATTGAATCATTAAAAACTAGTAACTATATTTATAATTTAGAACTTGATAAAGATTTGGATAATATTGGTTATAAGACTTCTACTCCATTAAATATTAATTATAATGTAGATAATATAGGGGTGAGTAATATAGAAATTATAGATACCAACAAGATAACAGTATTCGTCGACACTATTTTAACAGCACCAGAAAAATTAAACAATACATTTAAAATAGAAAAAAGGAATCCTATCTTGGTTAATTCTATTGATACGAGTGATAACTTTTATTTAACAGAAATATTAAATGATATTAGTATATTAGAAAATAATTCAAGTATTACATTAAAAAGAACTGGATATACTGATATTTCTGGTGTTTTATATTCATATACTAATGATAATAATTTCATATTTCAAACTAATGAATTCTATACAGCTTCATATTTAAGTGATTATGAGACGGAAATTGTTAATATAATTAATATAACAACCTATGAATATTCTGAAAATATTCTTTCATTTATTTCCAACTCAAATATTACTCTTATATTTAATGAACATTTTAAATATTATGTGGATATAAGTGGTAGTTATTATCTAATCGACAATTCAAAAATATATATTCAAGGAAATATAATGATGCTAGATTTGACGGGTATTGGTACTATAACACCCAATAATACCTTTAATTTTAAACAGGTTAGTACAGAAAATAGAATATCAATACATTATGAATATAATAGATTACTAAATGTTGGGTTGTCGAAAAACTTTATTAATAACAAATCTATGCCAGTAACTTTAAAATATTTAACTAATAACAATAAGGAAATAGGTAATTTCATATACAGTTTTCCAAAGAGTGATATTATTGTCAACCTAACCTATAATTACAAGTTAAGAACTTCACTTGACAATAGCATTGATATATTTTTAATAGGTGAATATAATAATAGAATATATTTTTCAACTATTAATAAATTAGACAGTGGGGATTATGAATATAAATTTTATAGTACCAATTATGATGTTAACGAGAATATTAGAAAGGATGATGTTCTATTTCAATCAAATACTAATTTTAATTCTATTATTATTAAGAATATAGATACAAATAAATTCAATATTGGAATTGAAATTTTAGAAGATCAAAGTCTAATACTATTTCCAAATGATACTACGAATTCCGTAAACTTGTTCATTATTCCTTATAATACAACGAATAGTAATTTAGATTTGATTATGATATCAGATAAAAAATATTCATTTCCTGAAAAGTTAGATTATGAAAACTATAAAATAGAATTAAATACGAGTGAAACCAAAAAAGAAGAAATAATTTGGGATGAAGATTATTCTAAAAAAATATTTTCTGATATAGACTTATATTTTAATGATCAGAGGATAGATTCGATTAATGAGAACATTTCAAAGATTAATGATTTATATTTAGATAAGAATAAGAAAATTAATAATAAACCAGTTTTAAAAGATGGTAAATTTTATCTATATCTTCCACTAGTATTATGGTTTAATCAATCATCTTCAAATTATTTACCATTAATTGCATTAGAAAATACATTAATTAATTTAAAAGTTAGAGTTAATAGCTTTAGAAATTTAATAAATAATAATTTGGATAATCTAATATCTGAACTCCCTAATACTTTATCTATTCAGATGTGTACAGACACTATTCTTCTAGGTTCGAAAGAACGTCAGAATTTTGCTGAATACAATCATGAATACTTGATCCAAAGAAATGTAGCACTTGGAAATACTTTAATTAGAGATATAATTAAAACAGTGAATATACCAATAAAAGGTCTAGTAAAAGATATTTTTTGGATATTAAAATCAAGAGATACGAATAAAAATTATTTATCAATTGAAACAGTAGAGAGAGATGTTTATTATCAAGATTTTTTAACAACTAAGAATATATATAATGAATACATTAAGAATAATAGAGAATTTAATGATAATATACCAACAAGTTATAAAGAAAAATTCAATATTATGCAAAATATTTATAATATGATTGATAACGATGATGGGACTGGAATAGTTAATATTATTAAAACCAATCAAATATTACTAAATTACGATAATGATTTTATATTATATATCTACTTTGCGTATTTATCGTATTATGATAATTATAATGATTCTTATTTTGGTACTACTACAGAAGCAATAATTAATAATAGATTAAGATCAAAATTATCAAAGTTATTTACTTATCTAAAATACACATTCAAAGATACCAAGAAAATTATTAAGAAATCACCGATTAAAAACTTAAATTTTAAAGTTAATGGAAGATCTTTATTATCAGAGAATAATTTTAGATATTATAATAGCGTATTACCGTATCAAAAAATGAATAGAAGTCCTGATTTAGGAATAGGTATGTATTCCTTTTCGTTATATCCAACTTTAGAACAACCTTCGGGTGAACTAAACTTTAATATATTAAAAAATCCAACACTTGAATTAGAGATGGATAAATTAGTTACAAAAGAAAATGTATTTTTAACCACAGTGGTAAGAGAATACCAAATCTTAAGAATTATTAGTGGAGTGGCAAGTTTAAGTTGGATTTAGTTAAAGAATACTAATGAACCGAGTCCATCAATAATTCTAAATATATTTAAACTTACGCCGTAAGCTCTCATTAACATTGGTTGTTGATAAGTAATTAGTTTATTTAATGTTAATTGTAAATATGCATCATCTAATTTATTAAAATTTAAACTTCCTGATGGTTGATATTCATTTGGAAATAATGAAAAAGAATATAACATTATACCATCTTGACAAGATGACATACGATTTTTATAAATTTGTAATTGTTTATAAAACTTGTGTTCTTTAAAATCCTCTCGGTTAATAGAATTTATTACAATATTAACATTATTTATTAGAATATTAGAATTATCATCAACTGGACTACATGTATAATTAAATATATCATTAGATTCATAATTCGATAATAATTGTCCTCTCCAATATAAAATTTTCGTTGGATTATTTATTAAATCTATTTTGTATGATCCATTAATACTATATAGTTTCTTTTCTGGTATAATATTAATTAACGGTATCAAATACTCTAATTCTTTATGTGTAAACTCCCATCTTTCATTATTATCTAAATACACATAATTAGCTAATAAAAATGATGATTCGATCGATGGATAATTATATAAAAAATATGATTCGTCTTTTACAACTTGAGTTGTAGTTGATAGACTAACTTCGAATAATGTATCTTGACCAATAATATTATAAGATGAAGATTCGACTGGAGGAATTTTAAAGTCATTGGAAATTTTATCATAATATAATCTTTTTTCTACTACATCAAAATAAACAAATCTACCGATGGCTATAATACCATTAATATTTTGTTTAATTAGTTCATTCTCTTTATACAAACAAAAATAATTTTTAATTTTAATATAGTTAGTAGGTGTTTCCAAGTAACATTTATTAAAATTATTAAATTCGACGTGTATTTTAACATCATTATGTGTTAATGCAATCAATGGTAGAGATAGACCGGTATCTTGACAAAACCAAAAGTTTAATGGTACTTGTAAAGTAACTGATTGTTTACCATTACTGTATTCTTTAACTTCATCAGTATTTCCAATAAAGTTATTATATCCTTTCTTTTGGCCGATACTATTGTTTAATTCATAAAAGATATTCATATATTCGCCATTGATTCTGTCTATTAGTGTTCCACCTATTTCTAGATCTATATTTTTAATAATACCTAATCCTACTTTTTCTATCCATCTAAATTTCTTTATACCAGGTGGAAGATAAGAATGTTGACTTGTTGGTATACTAGGTAATTTGATGTAGAGATACAACTTGTTTAATAGATCCGCATTTTTTGATATATTAATTGTGATTTTCCTTGAAAAATCTGGTTCTGTTTTAAAATATTGTGGAATTGTTTCTATACTAAAGTTAGTGTGTTGTTTGTAAACTAATTTAAAATATGTAATTTCAGCTTGACCACTTAAATATAAATTTTCTTTACCAACAGATACTAATAATAATAATCCTAAACCCATTATTAATAGTTTAGAACAAAGTTTTAAGCAAATTTAAAATTAATAATAGTATAAAATTATACTATTATTGATTTTTAAAAAATTATACAAATTTAAAATCTTGGGTAATCACTGACTGGTTTAACAGGTTCGGTGGTTTCTTGTTGTTGAGCATCAGCTAATGCTTTAAGGATAGCAAATAAATCGTCTTGTTTCTTTCCAACTTTGTCAAAATAACTATTTCTTCTGTCAACAAAGTCTTTAACATGGTCAAGTTTGACAACACTTGTATTATCGGATTGACCTAAAGCACCAATTAATCTAACGTATTTATCGGTATAAATAGCAGCTTTAAATAATTTATTTTCTTTCTCTTTTAAGTCAGCAATTAAGGTGTTGATATGTTGCATATCAGAACTATCTAAATCTTTACCATGACTCTTTAATGAGGTAATAAATGATTTGAAACTTTCATCCATTAAATGAGATAGTTTTAATGGGAATTCACTGTTATTTTCTGCTTTTTCTAAAACTTCAGCAATTCCAGATGACATACCACCACCTCTTTGGAAGATAAGACCTTGTGGCATAATACCCCAGTTCATACCAATAGTATTTCTATTGGACATAACTGCATTTTGTAAGGAAAGTACAGAGGACATGGTTGGAACTCCACTAGCAGTAACAACTTGTTTAGGTAATAAACCGAATTTACCTAATTGAGTAGTAGCAAAGGCAGATGGGTTTGTGGTTAAGTTAGATTTACCAACGTAATCTTTGTTAAGAATACCAGGATTACTGTTAACAATACCAATCATTCTCTTTAAGTAACTAGTTAATGCGGTATTACTGGCAATAGATTTCAAGTCGTTCGCATCTAATCCTCCAGTTTTGACATATCTGTCAGATAAATTACTAATCCAAGAATCATAATCTTCGATCATATCAAGGTGTCTACCAATTTCTTTAACTTCAACATTAATTTTACTAAATCCAAATTTTCTTAATAAATCAATTGCAATATCTGGACTAACATCTTCTTTAGCAACAGCCTCGTTCCAGTTACTTGACTTCATAAATTCCTTGCAATCTTCAATTTTGGTACCTTTTAAGCATTTTGTTACCAAGTCATAACAAGATTGGTCTTTTTTGGTTCCTTGGTAACCGGTGGTAAAGCAGTTTCCTCCGTCTTTTAATTTCATGAATTCTTGACTACCTCTTTCAACACGTGTTTCAGTACCATTTATTTTTCTGTAAAGAGCAGTTGGTTCACCCATCTTTCTGTAGAAAATTAAATCTGAATCTGCTGGTACAGTACCGGTAGCGGCAGTGTTAAAAAAGTTGGTACTGCCTGTGGATGCGGCACTAGCTTGTTTGTATGCATCTTCTAGTAATTGAGTTAAGATAGTTTTATCGATATTGAATGGTAATTTTTCACCTGTACCATAGTAGTATACTTGACGAGGTGATGTTCCATCAATACTTGCACGAGTAATTCCATTGTTACCGTATGAACTTGCATCACTTTTATATATATTTTCTAAACTTAAATTATTCACAATATCTCGGGCTGGTCTACCTGTTACAGTAATACCCTGTTTTTGAAGTAATGCTTTCTCAAGAGAAAGTTCATTTCTGCCCTGGGTAAATATGTACATAGCAGTCAAAAGTTTTGATGCTAACCCTTTTTGAGGGCCATCTAAGTTATCATATTGGTTTTTCATATCCTTAAAGTTTACTGGTGTTGGTGCTACCTTTGTAGGTACATTAGCAAATTCGTTTAAGGCATCAACCCAATGTTTACTAACTGTGTTTCCACCACTTGATTCTCTATTATTATTAATGAATTGATTATTAGCATCTGCTTCTGGGTAATAGGTGTTACCATCAAATCCTAATTGTTGGTTCTTGTCATGTTGTATTTCAAGAAGATGAAGAATTAATTTGAGTGCTGGATATTTTTCAGCATCTTGTTGTGAAATTAGTTTTACTAATTTATCGTATCTTTGGTAATAGTCAAAAGTACCTGACATGTATATATCGGTTTAGAAAAAAAAATATTAAAAATATATATTTAGAAAAAAAATCTATATATTTTTATAATTTTTAAAATTTTTTTTATAATATTTATTAATATATAATGTTAGAACATAAATTTTTTGGTTTAAGTTTAACAACATGGATTGTTTTAGTACTTATTTTTGTATATTTTTTCTGGTGTAGAAAAGAACAAGAATTATTTACTGATGAGACTGATAATAAACTTAAAATATATAATTTTAATACTTCTTGGTGTGGATATTCTAAAGATTTTCAAGCTATTTGGGATAACTTTCAAAAAAAGTATAAGAATAATTCAAATGTAGAAATAATGGATGTGAAATGCGACGATGATAGCAATGAAAATGCACAAGGATTATGCAAACAATATGACATACCTGGATATCCATCTGTAATCTTCCATAAAGGAAATAAAATTGTAGATTATCAAGGTAAGAGAACTGTTGAAGGATTGGCTGAACAAATGAAAACTTTATTATAAGTTCAATTCTTTGAAATAATTAAATCACTTAATTTTTTTAATTCTTTATTAAATTCTAATTGATTTAATTTATTTTCATCAAATTGTGAAAATCCATAGAGAGCACCATACCAAGCTCCTGCTATTGCACCGGTGGTATCATTATCGCCAAAATGTAATGAAGAAAAGAATAATACACTATCTAAACTTATTTTAATATCTTTCGGATTATTTAAATCAAATGGTATTTTTTTAGATGTAAAACTCATTAGTAAAGAATCGTACGCTATTATAGGAGCACTTAATCCAGAACTTCCAAACCTAGAATAATTTTTTTCTCCATTTTTACCTTTATAATCATTATAATATTCTAGATTCTCAATGCGATTGTCATAATGTATAAAATCAAATGGTTGATACTTGAACTTTGATAATCTTTGTTCCTGATAATGATACCATTTATCAAAGAATTGATTTTTTTCTTTAATATATGTTTCATAAATATTTGTTTTTTTCATATAATTATCAATATTTCCTTTTTCATACAGATTTAACATATGATCAACCCAATCCCATACCATAATACCTCTTACTGCATAACTTGTAAATAATGCAGTAATTAAACCGCCAAGATATCCTAAGCTATAATTATGTGTTATTCTACTGGAAATTATCGAATTTTCTATTAATAAATCAACATCTTTTTCACGATGATAAATTAATCCTATTGGAGAGGTTCTCATTGCTGCACCATTTCCACCCATCGTTTCTTTTTGTTCCAACTTATTAACTGTTCTTAGTCTTTTCATTATTTCTAGATTTTTTAAGGTCCCTATACCAGATGCTCTTTTACTATCTTTTAATTTATCTAGAATAACGAGATATTGTTCTAGATAACTTTGTTCGTTGCCACCGTCAATACATGCTAAACCAGTCGCAATCGTCATAATAGTATCATCACTCGAATCCCAGGTAGTAATATCAATATTGCTGAAACCTCCTATGGCGAAAAAATGATGTAGTATACTTAACCAAACATAACTAGCATTATGTTTATTTATTTGAGTTGTACCATAATTAAATTCCCATTGTGTGTTATTAAATCCAAGCGTTTCAAAATAGGAAAGTAAATATATAGAAGCTTTTATTTTTTCATTTAAATTTATCATTATAAAATATTAGATTTTAAATTAATTTTTTATTCTAAATTTATAATAGTTTCATTTTAAAGAGTTTTTATATCTTTATATATAATGTCGAAACATTTTATTGAGATTAATTTTGAACAACTAAAATTTAATTTATATGAATTACTTGGTGTTTCCTCAGATTCTTCCGAAACCAAAATTAAAAAATCATATAGAAAATTAGTTATAAAATTTCATCCAGATAAAAATAATTTACTTGATGAAGAAATTTATAATCATCTTACTATAGCAAACCAAGTTTTAACTAATCCAGAACTTAGACACAATTACGATGAATGGATACTAACTTCTGTAGGTGAGAGTTTAGCTCATATAACTTTAAAACAAAAATTTGAAGATTCTGTTTCTCAAGTAGATAATAATTTACAAAATAAATTAGCATCAATGCCAACTGATGTTAAGACATCTTATCATGAAAAAGTAAAATCATTAAATCAAAAACATGGGTTTAATCCAGATAATTGGGATGATGAGACTACATTAAATAGATACGATAGAAGGAAGAAGGAGATGGACGAAGGAATATTAATTAATCAAGATAATATTAAAAATGAAAAAGAATTTAATAATAAATTTGATAATATAAAATCAGATGATGATAATCACCAAATAATTAAGAGTCATAGTAAGAAAGAAATATTAGAATATAATGGTGAAATTATAGGTGATCAATATTTATCTATAAAAAGTTATGATATGTTATATTCGAATGATGAAACACAATCAAATAATTATTCTAGTTTAGATAGAGCTTTTAGTATTCAACCTAAAATAGAATTTAAAGAACAAAATGTATCAGAAAAAATGAAAGAATATAAGAATTTGAGTAAAAATTTGGAAAATTTATATCCAAAAGCAACTAATGTTTAATATTCTATATTATTAATTAATTTCCAATAGGACATATTATTCTCGATATAGTAACATATATACAAATATTCTTTTTTATCATTTAATTTAAAGATTCCAAATAACCCAATAATAGGATTTTTAAATTCAATTAAATATAAATTTTCATTAAACTCATCATTTATATCGAGTTTTACAATCTTTCTAGATTCTTCTAATTCAGTTACTCTGTCTTCCAAGTATCTAATTTTTATCATCATTTTATTCATTGTTTCTTCAATATCATCCCCCTTAAGTTTAATATTATTGAAAGAGGCTTTATCTGCTTTTATTGAATTACTTGTTAATACTAAACTGCTTTTACTGGTAGCAATTTCTAAGTAAGGATTATTTTGAATATCGTATTCAAGTTGTACATGTCCATTTTTATTTATATCTTCTAATTTAATATTTTTTTTAAAGATAGCTTTTTCAAACTTACCATACTTGCTTTCTGTAGTATCATTATTAGTAAAATCATTTAAATTGACGATTTGAGGCATTTATACTTAATATGGTATAAAAAATTTAGATGGGTGTTAAATTGTTTATTTCTAAACATTTATTTACAATATTTTCTATAACATCTCTTATTACAAATTTTGTATAATACTCCTCTGATTCATTTTTACCATCTTCTAGAAAAAAAGTTATAGCTTCCTTATCTAATTCAAAGTCTACAGGATTACGATTTTTACAACATATTTCTATATAATTATATTTTAAATTATGTTTTTTGGCTTCTTCAATAGCATTCATACTAATACATCCTATAGTAATAGAAATTAAGCCATGTAAATAATCTTGTAAAGAATTAATATTGTTTAAACTTTTGTTAAATATTGTTAATCCAAATGAAGTTTCAGGATTAAAATCAATTAATGAAAAATTTTTAGTTAATCCACCATCTACATAATAACAATCATTATATTCTACTGGTGTGTAAAAAAATGGAACTGATATAGACATCCTGATGGCTAATAAAACTGAAACATCCGGAGTATCTTTATAATTAAATATTTCACATTTAGAAAGAGTATAGTTGGTTGTTACAATGTCTAATTCAATATTAGTTTTATTATAAAGTTCAATAAATGTAATATCCTCAATTTGGTATTTCTCACTTAGAAATGTTTTCATAGCTGACATAATTTTTTCGCCAGTATCTAAACCGTATTCGCTTAAAAAAATATTACAATTAATATCTGGTTCAAATTTAGAAAAATCAAACTGTAGAACAAACTCAATTAATTCTCTAACGGTATATCCAATGTTAAATAAAAATGATATTATAGCACCCGCTGAAGTTCCAGAGAAAGTTTTAATCTTGCTAATATTGATATAATTTTCTTCCTCCAGATAATTTAATGCACCTAAATATGAAATGGCCTTTATTCCACCTCCGCCAAAGCAAAGAGTATCAATCATTATATTAAATTATATTTTTACTTTAAACATTTAAACTAATTCTTTTATTAACCTATGATACATACCTGTATTTTATCAGGCGGTTTCAGTTTGTATTTAAATCCATTTATGAAAAAATAGATTTAGAAGAAGCTATATTAATAATACTCTTTTTAGAATATATATTATATAATATATATGCTAAATAGTACTTGTGAGAATTATGAAATAAATTAATATATATATTATTATAATGAGTATTATACCGCATTATTTTAATAGTAATCTATTTTTCCAATTTATAAAGGCTTCAGAATTGATTATGGTATATGTAAATTTATTTATTGCTTTAATTTATGGCAAAAGAGAATCATTATTTCTTTCAGTTATTATTATTTTAAGTTCTTCATTAAATTATTTTTTAAAGCATGTTATAGCAGTTCCTATTTTTACAGCAAATAATGATAACTTGCCAATTCTTGGACAAGGAAGTAGACCGATAAATGCAACTGATTGTGGATATTTTACTAATTGTCCTAATAAACCTGCTACTAGTTTTGGGTTTCCTAGTGGACATTCTCAATTTGCAGGTATACATACTGGATTTTTGATAAAAGATATTATACATAGAAATACCAAAGATGGAAAATTTAGTAGTTTAGACAATAAAGATAAATTATCTATATTTATGTTATCGTTATTAGTACCTATAATGATGTTTACGAGAGTATATATTGAAAAGTGTCATACTATTCAACAAACTATTGTTGGTGCTTTAATAGGATTAGTATTGGGTTATAAATCTCATGATTTATATTTGTATATAAATAAAAAATATAATAATATTCTAAATTTAGAATCACCTATTAAAAGAATGGTATTGTTGGCATTATTTTTCTATTTAACCTTTTTGTAATAGTTGAGACAAATGAAGATTACAACTATTATTTATTTTGCTTCAAACTTGATTAGGTGTGAATTCTTACCATCATTAAAATTTATTAATCCACCAGTGAAAACTGGAGTATCAAGATTACTATAATCTATATCAATAAATCCAAAATTATTTTTGGTTAATGATGTATGAGAATCAATTATTATTTCATCTTTGAATATCTTACTAGTTAACGAACTAGAAGTAAATTCAATCAGGTGATTTCTAATAACCGTTCGTCCTTGGTGTATGTCACCAGAAATCAAAATAACATTTTTAATATTATTTATACGAAGTAACTCTTCTAATTTTTTAAAAGACCATCCTGTTTTCTCCCAAGATTCGTAATCTATATCTTTTTTTCCTATAAAGACTGTACCAGATATTAAAAAGTTAATGTCGGCTGGCGAATTCTTTAAATTTTCTTCAAGCCAAGTCCATTGTTCTTTACCAAGAATGTCTAAATTACTTTTATTAGTTCTAATATCTAATAAAAAAAATCTAACCATGTTAACACCATTTATTTCTAAATCATAATAGGTATAGATACCGTTTCTTTCATATCTAATATCACTTTTTGGAACTTTAAAAAAATTAAGAAAGGACTTTTTAAGTAAATCTTGTAATTCAGGATTAACATTAAAATCACTATTATTTTTATAATAATCATGATCATCCCAAATTGCCAAATATTTATGTTCTTTTAAGAATTTTTTAAAGGATATATTATCTTTCATTTGATTAATTACTTCAAAATGATTAGTTATTATACTTTCATTATCTATAATCCATTCATCTTTTACTAAATTATAATCATTATAATAATTATCTCCTAAAAATATCCATAAATCGGGTTGATAACTTGATATATTTTGCCAAATACTCCTATTTTTTGGAGATACATTACAGCTGCCAAAACATATTCTAAACTTGTCTTTGCTTTTATAATGAGGATACTTGGTAATTCTCAAGTAAGATATCTCTTTTCTGGTTGGTTGCCTAATATTATCATCTTTCCTTTCAGACTCTGATATTAATTTGATATCTTTCTCTCTTTTCTTTAATAATAAAGGGTCATTCTTAATATTTTCTAAGAGTAGAACGTTTGTCACACCTTTAATTTCCGAAAATAGTTCTTCTTCTACTGTTACTATTCTAAAATAAAATATTGCAACTATTATTGAAATAAAAACTATTATTTTATTATATTTTCTAAACATTAAAGATATTTAGAAAATAAACTGTATATAAATACTTTTACGATACGCTTTGTCTGAATTTGGATTAAAAGCATTCTGGTATAAATATCCAAACTGTACTTTTTAAATTTAAAAATTTTTTAGCAACCAATATAAATGGTCAATGCAAATGATCTTATTAAAGAACAACAAAAAAGAGACGAAATAAAAATAATAACGTTTGAAAAAATTTATAAAACTATAGAAAAGAAAATTATACTTGCGAGCGCAGGTAATTATTACTATGTATGGTATGAAGTTCCTGAATTTATCTTAGGATTACCAACTTATGATTTAAAAAGTTGTATTAAATTTGTTAAGAAAAAACTTTCTGAAAATAACTTTGAATCTGATTTATATTTACCAAATATATTATTAATTAAGTGGTTTCCAAAAGCTTAATTATATCAATAAAAAATTGGATATAACATTCACTTTTTATTAATATTATATATCATATTTAAGAATATTATTATACAAAATCCAATTAATACAAGAACTATCACATCACGATAGTCATCTAAAATTAAAATTAATTTGTTAACAAGATTAGGTCTAAATTTTTTTCTAAGAACACTTCTACATCTTCTACTTTTTAGAACTCGGTCGATTAACTTGTCTCTTTCTTTGGAGTCGTTTATTGTATCAGTAAAAGGTTCATATGATTCATCAGTTGCATTATAATAAACATTTTTAATTTGTTTTTTTGAATTTCTATAAGAATTCTTAAATGTTTCTTTTTGGGTTGGGATATAAACATCTTCTATATTCTTTTCGGTTTCTGAATTATTATCAGTTTTATTATCTTGTTTAAAATTTTCTGTTATATAATCTTTATTTCCCCAAGCTTCATTTAATGTGCAAAATTGCATTAGTATTATTTTTTACTTGAGATAAAAATCTTAGTAAACACAAATAAAAATATTATATTTTTTTTAAATATTTTTGAAATAAATATAATATAAATATATATATATATGGATATCGTAGACAAATTTTATTCTACTTTGCATAATAATAAATATGTCTCAACTATTTTAACAACATTCTTAGTTGTTTATGGTAGTAATGCTGCTCCAAAATTACCAGGAATTTTTAAAATATTATTTTTAAATCCTGTTTTTAAAGTTATCTTCTTATCTCTACTTGCTTATTCTGTTAATAGTGATCCCAAATTATCTATCTTATTAGCAATTATTTTTACTATAATTTTAACATTAGTAAATAAAATTTTAAAATACAAAAATAAAAACAAAAATAAAAACAAAAATAAAAACAAAAATAAAAACAAAAACTAATTAGTAATAAAAATAAAATATTTAAATATTTTATCTAAAATATAATATAATGGATATTGTAGATAAAATTTATTCTACGTTGCATGAAAATGAATACGTCTCAACTATTTTAACAACATTATTAGTTGTTTATGGAAGTACTGCTGCACCAAAATTACCAAAGATTATTAGAATGTTATTTAGTAATATAATTTTTAAGGTTATTTTCTTAGGTTTAATTGCCTACTCTGTTAATAGAGACCCAAAACTTTCAATTTTACTAGCTGTTGTCTTTACTGTAACTTTATCACTATTAGATCAACAAACTTTCTTTGAAGGATTTACTGATAAGTTGGATGATGATCACGATCATGATCATAATAATGATTTAAAAAAAATAGATAATTGTAAAGATGTAGAATTTGATGAAAAAGAAATTAGAGATGGTAAAAATTGGAAACAAGTATGTTGTTGTGACTTTAAAAATCCCCCTCCACAATACACCGGGGCATGTTTAGATAGAATTGGAGATGATGTAGATAATGAGGATTTTGACTATGAGACTCATGTGTGTGCTCCTCCCACCAAGGATCTTAATGAAGAACTAGATGAAGAATTTGATCAAGAACTTGATCAAGAACTTGATGAAATGAATATGGAATTAGAAGATTACTATGTTGATGAAGATAAATAAAAAAATATTTTAATTTAAAAATAAATACATTTAAGAATTATATTTTCTAAATTAAAATATATAAATGGAACACATAGAAAGAACAATGTCTGCTGTATTTGAAAATAAATACTCGTCTACAGTATTGACAGTAATTATTTTGCTCTATGCTAGTTTAGCAAGTCCAAAGTTACCTAACTTTATAATAAAAGTATTTGAAAATCCTGTATTTAGAGTATTATTCTTAAGTTTAATAGTATATAAAGGAAATAGAGACCCCGTATTTTCTATAATGATTGCAACTGTATTTACTCTTGTAACAAATATGATTTCTCAACAGAGGTTTTTCGAAAATTTCACTGTAAATGGAGATAGTACTGGAACTGGAACTGATACTGATACCGATGCCACAGGTGATGCCACTGATGATTCCACTGATA